CGAGCATTTAAGTCAACACGGAAAGCTATGCTTTGGCCCAAGAAAGCAATAAGATCCACTAGGGCAAGGTATTCGCTAGACTCAATATAATCGTTAAAATCTTCAGGATAATTTGTACGCAGATAGGTAATCATAGTCCTGCGAAGATTTTCAAAGTCGTAACTTTGGAAGTCAGCATTTTTAAAAGACTGGTAAATCTTTTTCCAATCTTCGGTAATTAGCAAGTTATTTTGTCTATCAATGGAGCTCATATTTTATCCTAGTATTGTATTTATTTTCAAAGATTAACTGCGTATTTTACTGCAATAGTAGTCCGTTAGCTTGATCAAATCTTAATTGCATAGTTTGCGAAATGTTATAAGGCAAAAATATCAATGTGCATTGTACCTGTATGCCCTGGTCATATGCTGTTACTATGACATTCTCTGCTTTAACTCGTGGATCATAGTTAATTATTTGATTGATGTTTTCTAAAACTAAATTTTTTATTTCAGGTGTTAACGGTTCAAACAACAAGTCCCAGATAATTGTTCCAAACTCGGGTTGCATTAATCGTTCGCCTTGTCGTGTGTAAAAATGATTAAACAAGTCTTGTTTAATTAACTCAAAATCATAAAGATTATAGTTTTCTGTATTAGTGTTAACTGTGCTAAACCCTTTATATTTTTTCTCTCCAAGATTGTCAGGCTGGCTTGCTGCCGGCAAGGTTATTTTTTTATATAAATTTGCATTTGAACTCATTATTGCTCCTCTTCTGCCGCGGGCGGAATTATTTTAAATGTATCACTAGCTGTTGAATATGTTTTCCATAACTCAGGAGGTTCCACCATGGTTTCACTGAAGTCGCTTTGCTCTGCTATTTGTTCCTCGTCGGTATCCTCATACCTGCCATCAATGTCTCTATCAGTTTCCGCTGATTTGACTTTGACTGGATCTACATTTTCATGATAAACATATGGTTCTGTTGTAACTACTCTACGCATAATAGTGGGGGGTAATTTTGTTTCATCATACTCGCCAGTTTCAATAGAAAGTTTATGTAGTTTTAAACGCTGAGGTAATACTGCTTCACTTGCTTCAGTAGCTTCACTAGCGGTTGCGGCCGAAGGACCATTCATATGGATAGCTGGAGCTGTTTCTATTATGTTGCCGCCTGCTTTGGTTTCATTTGAGCCGCCTGACGTTTGAAAATTGTGGCCGCCAATGTTTAAGTCAAAATCTCCGCCTACCTTATGTTGATATGCACCGTCGAACACTTTATCAACATTACCTAATACATGTTGCAAATAATTAGTATCGTACAACTTGTTTACATCTTGTTTTACATGATGTGTATACTTTTGATCATAAGTCTTATCAACATCTTTTTTTACATGAATTTTTTGATTTTCATCCACGATTAAAATATGATCTTTAAGTACATGGGTATGCATTTCTTCATGTACTTTAACATTAAAATTACGTTTTGCTTCTATGTTAATATCTCGGCCAGAATATAAATTTAAATCATTGTCAGTCTTAATACTAATGCTATCTTGCGCAAAAATATCAATTTTGCCGTCGCTGGTTAATTCGATCCATGCTGTGCCTCTAGCATTAGTAATATAAATTAAATCCTCGCTATTGTGTAGCAGTATTTGATGCCCTGTTCGCGTCCTAAAACGAATTAATTCGTTGTGCGGTATTTCTACATCGCCATCCGTTTCGCCATCTTCTATCGATGCATATTCAGGCGGACCTTCACTAGCTGTAGTTTTACGTAAAAATCTGGCGTCGCCATCGTCCATAACCCATGTACTGCCGCCTAGTCTACCTACAAATGCATTGTCAATTTTCCATTCTTTCTTTCCAATGCGGCCACGTGGAGCGCCATCTCTTTTATCGACTGGTCCAGGTGTGCTAATTCCAAATACCATGCTAGGAACTTCTCGTCTAGCACTACTTGTTGTAATTCCTCTAATGTCGTCAAACAACAAGCCTTGGCGGTCTAGTGCATCTGCTAAAGGATGTTTAGGTTTAAGTAGTTGTGTAACGTCTGGATCTTTTAAATCGTTTACTTTTTTATTATATTCTGCTACTGGAACTCGGCCGTAATTGCCAGCATTATCTGCTTCGGCATCTTCAACAACTTTTTGTGTGGCGGCCAGTCCAGGTACCATAAAATTCATACCTTCGTCTTGTACACAGCCAATCCAGTAACCACGGCGAGCGTCACCGTCAATAAAAATTACTACTACGGTAGTACCTACATCAGGAGGTACTGCCCACCATCCATAACTTTTTTGCGTACTGCCGTAATCGTTGTTTTCACCAAGGTGGCTTGCTGAAGTGACTCCGTAAAATGGACTCATATATTTTACTTGATGAATCGACGTTTCGTCACTGGTATTGCCAGTTGGTCTTAATAATTCAACTTCGATAGTTCCCATGTAAGTCGGATCTTGGTGTCCTATCACTGTTGCTAAAAACGGCCCGGGTCGAGCATCAGGCGATCCAGTAGATGAATAATTAAAATTATTTTCAGAGCCCATTATTCATCCTCACTGGCCACTTCAGCGGCTTTAGGTTTAGCTTCATTCACTGTTCCAAACGTTTCGCTTGGGCTTGCTTCTTCTTGTAATTCTTGTAAGGGACGACGCATACCTTTTAATGTTTGTTTAAATTGTCCGTCTCTGAATGTACTAATAACGTCTGTCACAGAATATAAGCCGCTAAATTGTGTTACTGGTGAACTAGCTGATCCTTTAAAATTATATAAACCGCTTGTTTGATTGATGTCAATTGGAGTTCTAAAATTTACTATTATGTCTACTTCGCCGTTTTGATAATTCATAGAACCATCGTCATTTAAATTAGTATACTGAGTAGCAGAAGCTGTATAATTTCCTTGACCGCTTTGTACAATGTAATACGGATCTCCAATAATTTCTAGTTCTAAATCCATCATTGCCTGCTGAGTATTAGTCACAGCATCATGAAATAATCTTGCGGCCCGTGTTGCTTGGCTATCTGCCGAGCCGCCGCCACCTTTATCTGTTCCAGTTAATGTTTTAATAAATTTCACAACAGTGGAGGTAGTTCCTGGAGTAGGCAGTTGTCCGTCTGGCAATGGGTTAACTACTTCTTTTTCGGCATCTCGACTGCCGCCTTGTGATGTTTCTTTAACACTGTCTTGTGTTCGTTGCAGGCCGTCTGCGGCCATTTCATAAGAAAACCCAGTATTGTATTTTATTTCAAATTTTATAACGTCAGTGTTTGCACCAGTATAGATATAATTGTATTCTTTTACCACTTGTAGTTTTAACTGGTCGTACCCTGGCGCTCGTTTGCCTGCTGGCATTAATCTACTAGAGTGTACATTGTACGGAATAACTCTATATACATACAGTTTAGGTTTTGTATTAGTATTTGGTCTAGTTGGGCCAATGTTATAAACTTGAGCATCTACTCTCCACCAGTTTCGATATCCTTCAGGTGTTAAGTTTTGTGTTGCAAATGTTTTTTTGATGTATGTACTTTTGAGCACTACTTGATTAATTGCATTAACAATATCGCTATCTTGAGCAAATTTAAAATCACTTTTTCCCGGATCTATTGTTAGTTTACCTTTAAAAAATGTTCCTGATTTACTATCATAAACTTCACTGTCTTTGCCGGCTGGTACTGCGTCTCTTGTTGCACTGTCTTTATCAAAGTCTAATAATGCGGCGCCAATTTCATTAGCTTGATCGCCTGATTGTTGCAAATTATTGTTTGGACCATTCCGTGAAACTCCTAGTGATTTTTCCACAGTAGAACTTGATGCAACATTAGTACTACTGCTAGCTGGTGCAAAATTTTCAGAGTCTCCAAAAGATGAACTTGTAGATTCTGATGATAAATTTTGTGGGAACAGTATAAGATATTCGTCGGCTACATCAATTACTCCTGCATCAACTAATAATTTTTGTCGTTTGTTAAGGGCAACCTGAAGACTTTTTTCTCCAGATTGTAATAGTTGCTGTACACTTGATCCAGTAACAGTTACATCACTAGTAAGATTGCTGTTAGCATCTGTAAATGCTATGCCGCCAAAGGGCATTGCTTTTACTTCATAAACTGTACCTCTGTCAGTTACTGTGAAATCTATGTCGGTAATAAGGATGGGAATATATCTTGACGTTTTTGGAATACTAACTAGTCTTCCAGTTTCCGTGTTGCCTCTAAACTCAATACTTAATATGTAAGGCGCTTCTTGCCAAGTATCGTGTCCTTGTTCAAGAGCAAGTTGTTGGCAAGACATTAAAAACATACCCATACTATACGGTTCTGTTACTTTAAAAGATATATCAGCTACGTTAGTATTTTCTCCGTCTTGAAATCCTATCTGGCTAGTTAATACTAAATCGTCAATAAAGAAATCAAACTTTCCGTAAGCAGTTTCCACACGATTGTTAGGATCCATGGCTGCAGATTTACAAATTAATCTTGGTCTAGACACTCCCATATAACTTGCCGCTGGGTCGTTTAATTCGTCGTCTGTTAGTACACCAAGACCTATAATATAATTGTAGCTTGCATATGAATGTAATGCATTGGGTATTGGTAACGATACACCGTCAAGCTGTTTGAATATTGTATTGAAGGATTTGAAAGCTCCTGATACAGCATCAATTAGTGATGACAAGCCTGTAGCAGATCCTAAACTAGAAACTATTTTAGAAGCCGCAACAGCAACTCCGGCAATTTTTGCTACCTTGCCTACTGCACTTGTTGCTGTGTTAAGAAAACTCATTTATAATCCCAATATATTAAACAAACTTGATTTTTTTGGAACGTATATTTTCTTTCCCGGAACAAAATCAAATACTGGATCTTGAAGTACATCAAGATTGCGTTGTATAAACACCCACCACAATGCGGAATCGCCATACAAGTCGAACGCTAGTAAGTCAGGTCTATAAGTATATTGACTTTCTATTGCATATAAGAAATCATCAGGCTCAGCACTAACTGTCCTAATTCTCAAAACATCCAAATAGGTTTTTTTAATAGGAGTAGAAAACCACGGACTCGTATTTTTATATGTTGCACCCATTTTAAATATATCCAAAAGGATTGTTGAGATATCCGCCTGATACAAATCTATCAAGGCTAAATTTACGACTGCTGTTTCTACTATAGATAGGTTGTAGAGTTACAGTAAAAGAACTTTTTGTTGGAACATGTGCAGTACCTCCGCTAACCGAACCACCAAAGCCTAAACTTCCTGCAAGGCCTGCTACTTGTCCTATGCCACCGGCAATACTACTAACTGCTCCAGCAACCCCTGCTACTGAACCACCAAATAGGCCGCCCAGTGCAGTAGCAGTGCCGCCAATTGAATCAGCAAGGCCTTCTATTTCGCCGGCCGCTGATCCTACTACAGGCACACTAATATAATCACAAGTGTTTTCTAAACCTACACTCATAGCAGTTACAACAACTGGTACATTTTTAAAAACATAGTTGCCGTATCCGTTTAAAAATATGATAGGAGGCGGGTTGCCAGCCTTTGGATCATTTCCTGCAAACATTTTGGTTAAGCTTCTTAAATAATGTACCATTGCAATCCAGTATAGTCCTTCGGCAGCATCAGAAACATACATAGGTGCTGTAATAGTTATCGATCCAGGGTCGCTATTTTTAAAGTTTTGGAACATATAGTTTGTATGTACTGTTTGTATTTGTCCGTAGTTTGCCTTTGATGCAATGTTGATTTTAGGAGTATAAGGAAATATTAATCCACCAGCATCTTTTAGCGGTTTTAATACTGGGCTACCTCTGAAACTAGTCCACTTAGCCATGCTTAACCTAACACGCCAGTCGTTTGCATTGTCAGAGTCTGTAAATTCAGCAACGGCTCCTAGCACATCACCGATTGCTTCGCCGGCTGCTGGTAAGTTTATTGCTCGAATTGCGCTGGCAATGCCGCCACTATTATATCCAGCAGAAATAGCAGAACTTAATCGACTTGCTGTACCTACTGCACTGCCAATTGCGCCTATAGCATTAGCAGATTTCCCTAATGTCGAAGCAAGGCCAGCACCTGTATCAAATAAACTCATAATAGTATTCCTCTTTGGTGTATTATTTATTTGACTTTATTAACTACGTAGTTTATAATGTAACTTACGAGGACTCATCTAATGACAGTAAAAGTAAATTACCTAAACAACAAGGATATGTTGTTAGAAATACATAGAAGTAAAAGCTCATATTGTAGTTTTACAGATCCAATTTATCACCAATATGACTTAATTTTGCCTGATGTAACTAAAATTAATATTAGAACAATAGCCGAAGCCAAACGTGCAAGAGCTAAACGCATTGGAGATGCTGAATATCAAAGACGAAAAGCCTCTGGCGAAAAAGTCAAACAAGCAGACTGTGAAGTTGACTATAAAAAAATGTTAAAAACCGATTTGGTGTTTAGAATAATGACTTTCGATCATATTCCGCTTAACGGTATCAGAAAGAAAAATCCAAAAACACTTGCCGATCATAGAGATAAAGTTAACTTCCCACCATTCCAACATTGGAAGTTTGATGATAAAGACGAACTGATATGTGTAGGGAAAAGCCATTGGAAGGGTGATCTAATTAAAGGTAAGTTTGACAAAGATGCAGGCCAAATTACTCCAACTTTAGCACGAATGATGTTAAAATTATGCGAAAGATATGCTACTCGCGGTAACGTTCGTGGCTATACTTACAATGACGAAATGAAGGGCCAGGCTATTTTGCAGTTAACACAGATTGGATTACAATTTGACGAAAGTAAATCGGACAATCCGTTTGCCTATTTTACTGCGGCAGTTACTAACAGTTTTGTTCGTGTTATTAATATTGAAAAACGTAATCAAAACATACGAGATGACATTTTGGAAATAAATGGGATGAATCCTAGTTACAGCAGAACCGGTGCCGGAGAACATGCGGCCGCTCTTAAACGACACAACGAGGATACGTCTAGTGAGTAATTTGTTTAAAAAAGTTGCCTGTTTCACAGACATACATTTTGGATTAAAAAGCAATAGTAGCGTACATAATCAAGACTGTGAAGATTTTGTAGACTGGTACATTGCTAAAGCAAAGGAGGAAGGCTGTGACACAGGTATTTTTATGGGCGACTGGCATCACAACCGCAATAGTCTTAATATTACTACTATGGACTACTCCCTTCGAGCATTGGAAAAACTCGGACAGGCTTTTGATCAGTTTTATTT